TCGAAAAAAATCAAACCATTGGGAATAAAATTAATTAAAACAATAAATAAAATATTAAAAATAAAATGACAACGAATATGTTTGAATCTATTAAAGGAGCGATGGCGAAGTCCACGCAACAAAATACAACTAGTAATATTATGCGATTAAAGCCGGGTAATACGTATACACTACGATTAGTACCTTTTGTAAAAGATCCTAGTAAGACATTTTTTCATTATTACTCACATGGATGGGTTAGTGAAATGACTGGTCAATTTCAAAGTGCAATTAGCCCTCAAACTTGGGGTGATAGAGATCCGATTGCTGAAGCTCGGTATAGGTTATCACGGACTGGCTCGGAAGAAGAGAAACAAAAAGCTAAATCTTTAAATCGTAAAGAAAATTGGTTAGTTAATGTTTATGTTGTTAAAGACCCTGACAATCCAGAGAATGAAGGTAAAGTTAAAATTCTTCGATTCGGAAGACAATTACATAAAATTATTATGGAAGCAATGGAAGGAGAAGATGCAGATGAATTTGGTGAGCGTATTTTTGATCTTTCAAAAGACGGATGTAATTTTCGAGTCAAAGTAGAGGAACAAGGAGGATATCCAACGTATGTTAGCTCTCGGTTTCAAACTCCTTCGAAAATTACTGGTGTAGCAGCTGATAGTATTAAAGATATTTACGAGAATACAATCGATCTAGAAAATGTATTTCCTGTCAAAAGTTACGATGAATTGCAAACAATGCTCAATGAACATTATCATGGTGAAACTGAAGAATCTGTAACAGGAGATACCACAAAAGAATCAACAACTGGTTCCTCTGATGAAGAGGAAGATGATCTAAATTTTGACGATTTAGAGACATCAGATAAGAAAGACTCTGATCCAGCGGTTGATGATAATAAAGTAAAAGAATTACTTGATAGTTTAGACTAAAAAATGGAACAAGATGGTGAAATAAAATCATTCATGCATGGATTAAATGCACAAGCCTTTAGTTTAAATAAAGGTATTGTACAAAAAAGTGCTACTATGCAAGATATACCTCTATCTAAAGATTGTTATACGCCGGAAAGACCCCAACATAACCCGCAAATACAAGCTGTACCAGCTCAACAGGTACACGTTCCACCACAACCTCAAATTAACACAGATCCCGCTCTATTAAATAACCTAATAGAGCGGGTATCTTCTGTTGAAAAGCACATTACTAAATTTGTAAACTTAATTGAAAAACAAGTTGCGCGAAACGCAAAAGAAATTAATATACGAATCAAATTAAATAATGATTCTACCAGTAAAGAATAAAGATAATTTTATTCAAAATTTTCTTAATCCAGTATCGAGATTAAACTCATCTGCGACATTAGATATACACGGCACTATATCTACTATAGTACATAATAATTCTAATATTTTTCTTAAAGCAGAATATAAAGTCGAATGGGATGATGACCCTGAAGAAGGTACAATATGTCTACCAGATACAATAAAATTAACTAAAATCTTATCTTGTTTAGATGAAGATGATATACATCTCGAAATAGAAGAAAATTGCATAAAATATAATAGTAATATTAACAGATTTACATATCATTTATTTGATGATAGTTTAACTAATAATAGCGCGTTTGATTTTAATAAAATAGACAATATTACATTCGGTACTAATTTCAAATTAACAAAAGAAAAAAATAATTCAATATTAAAAGCACTACCGTTTGTAACTGAATCAAGTAAGATATATATTAAAACTGAAAATACAAATGTATATGCTGAACTATCAGATAAAAAACTACAAAACGTAGATAGTTATACGACTTTATTAGCAGATGAATATAACGGAGAAGACTTAAATTATGAATTAATTTTAGATATAGAATTATTTAGACTTATATCTACATTAAGTTTCTCGGAGTCTACCATATATATAAATAATGAATATAAAATGCTTATGATTAAACTAGAACTTGAAAATAGTAACCTCACATTCATTAGTACTAGTTATAAAAATTAATGAAAAATAAAGTTACTACATGCGGTTATTTTATTAAGCGTTTAAGAGATAATGGATATACTGTCAACAGAATTTTTTCAGATTATTCAAGTCAAGATCCACGTAGATGGACAATAATGGTTAACCCTGAAATTGCCGCTTTATATATAACTTGTTATGTTAATTATGATTGGAGCGGGGATTTTAAATTTGAATTACACGACGGCAATCATTTTAAAAACTTTCAATTAAGAACAGATAGCATGGAAGTAATTATAACTAAATTAATTGAAAAAGATATTACCCCTAATGAAGAAACCAACACCTAAACGCCGAAATTTCGATAGTTTATTAAAATCAAATATTAATGCAATTGAGTCAACTGATATCAATGAACAGGACATGTCGTCTATTAATGATTATTTAATTGAACATTTAAAATCATTTATATTAGTAGGATATGATATCAGAGGTGATAGTGTATTACTTATTTCAGGAAAAACGCCTCAAGATTATGATGCTATAGAAACTTTACTAAGAAGAGTATCTAGTTTAGATTTCTTCAAAGACATACAAGAACAAACAAATACTAAAAATGAATAAGATAATTGTTTTAGGAAACGGTTATATTGGCCAAAAAGCATACAAACACTTTTTGGATACCTCGGGAGATATACATGACGTAGTTCGTTTATGTCATTACCCGTATACGACCCCCGGAAAATTAAAAGAAACATTATTTAATAACATATTAAATGAAATTAAAGGATGTGACGCTAAATGGATAATTAATTGTGTCGGATATACTGGAAGTCCAAATGTAGATGCCTGTGAGGAAAATAAACAGATTTGCTGGGATTTAAATGTAACGTTTCCTACTATTTTAGCTCAATTTTGTAAGCAACATCATATAAAAGTTATCAATATCAGCTCTGGCTGCATATATGACGGTCCACAAGACACGCTTTATACAGAAGATGATGAACCAAACTTTGGATTGCTTAACTCTGATAGTAGTTGGTATAGTAAAACAAAGCATGCAGCAGAATTATGCTTACACAACTTTGATAATGTTTATACATTGAGAATAAGAATGCCAGTTTGCAATGACTTTAATTCACAAAAAAATTACTTAAGTAAAATTTTAAAATATAATAATATTCTCGATGAAGTAAACTCTAAAACTGTTATTGAAGATCTACTTCTTGTAATTAATAAAATTATTAATATTCATGACCTACCAGGAGGTGTATATAACTGTGTTAATCCTGCACCTCTTTCAACAAAACAAGTTTGTGAAATCTTAGATAAACATGGACTATGGAATCCAAATTGGAAATTTATTAATTACGATGAATTAAAACAACATATTGTTGCTAATAGATCTAATTGTATTCTATCAACAGATAAATTAAAAGTATACGGATTAGATATGCCACAGGAGCGAGATGCGTTAATGAGAATATTGAGTGAAAAAGAAACCTACCTCACGAAAGAGCTAGCAGATGAAGGATAAAAGTATTTTAGTAACAGGTGGCTTAGGATTTATTGGGAGTCACTTCGTCGAATTACTGGATAAAAAATGTAAAAATTGCAAAATAACAATAATAGATAGTTATGCATATTGTGTATCTGAAAAAACAGAAGACTATCTATGGGACATGTATAAGAAATCTAGTAATAAATTAGATATAATATATGTAAGCATCTCAGATTTTAAATTAGATAAAGAATATGATTATATTGTAAATTTCGCTGCAGAGTCTCATGTAGATAATAGTATCAAAGCTGGCGATATCTTTATAGATAGTAATTATGTAGGTGTATATGAATTATTAAAACAATTACCCGACAATACAAGGTTTCTTCAAGTAGGTACAGATGAAGTATATGGCAGTTTACAACTTAATTCTGAACCAAGCGAAGAATATAGTTTATTAGAACCATCGTCAATATATTCAGCAACAAAAGCTGGCGCTGATTTACTAGCATTATCATTTCATAAAACATACAAAAAAGATATTATTATAACAAGATGTACAAATAACTTCGGCCCAAGACAATACACTGAAAAGTTTATACCAGTTGTCATACAAAAAGCTAATAATAACGAACCAATTCCAGTATATGGAGAGGGTGTTAATATACGTCAATGGATATACGTCAAAGATCATTGCGAAAAACTCTATAACGTATTAACACGTGGGACTGCAGGACAAATATATAATCTTGCGCCTGCCTCAGAATACCATTCAGAAATACCTAATATTGACGTCGTATATCTTGTGTTAAAAATATTAAATACATCAACAAGTTTTATTAGTTTTGTTGAAGATAGAAAAGGTCATGACATTAGATATAGTTTAAGAGATTCAATGTATCGATCAATGATGATTCAATCAGGAGACCAATTAGAATTCTCCGTAACTCAGAAAACATTTGAAAATGATTTAAAGCACACTATAATGTGGTATATTGAAAATGCGCACTGGTGGAACAAATAATCTTATAATTGATGGTAACAATCTTTTATATCGTATATTCTGGACTAATAATTTTAAATTAGATGAAGATAATAGTCCTGGTCAAATATTCTTATTCCTACGATCTTTAAAATCCTATGTTGATAAGTTTAGACCAGAAAACATTTATTGTACCTGGGATAAAAAATTAGAATGGCCTTCTACTAATTTTAGAAATGAAACTATAACTGTAGAATATAAAGCGAACAGAGACGATGACAAATTTAAAGATGTACATGAATTCGCTGAAAAAATACAAGAAGTTATTGCTTTATTAGGAGTACATAATATGTATCCGCTTAGAATGGAAGCTGATGATTTAATGGCATGGCTTTCAACTATCTTAAATGGAACAAAAGTTATAGTAACTACAGATAAAGATTTATTACAAACAATATCTCAAGATACGAAAGTTTATAGCCCTATTAAAAAGAAAGAAATTACACTACAAAATTTTGAAGAATATACAGGAGTACCCAAGGAACAATATTTAAATTATAGAGCAATTACAGGTGATAAATCTGATAATATACCAGGAATTCCTAGATATGGTCTAGCACGATTTAAAAAATTAGATTTAACTAAATTAACAGAACAACAACAGGTCATTTACGAGAGAAATTTACAACTAATGGATCTATCAGTTGGATATGATTATTATCCTGATGAAGTACCTGTATATGAAAAACAATTAAAAAATAGCAAAAAAACTACAAGTAATTATAATAAATTTCTTGAAGAAGCTAAAAAATTAAATTTATG